ATAAATGCCTCTATAGATGTCTTACAGATGAAAGAAGATGGGGGTGAGTGGGAAGATATTGACTCGACTTTAGACGAGGAAGGTCTGCCCGCTAGAGTTCCCTATGACCTCACGCCTTATCTAAACGGCTTGCCAGGATTTCACTTTAAGAGTAAACAGTCGGGTGAGTTTGATGTCAGGTTGAAAGAAGCTAGACAAGACTCTATCAGTATCACCCCTATATCCCCAAAGCCTAGTGTGAAGCCTATCATAGAAGGTAGAACTATCACTTGGGTAGATTTATATCCCGATGTTGACGTAGTTCTAACAGCCTTTAATACGGGTGTAATGCTTAACAGGATAATCAAGTCAGCCTATGCACCCTTAGAATATGACGTTGCCGTTACCGAGATAAAAAAGGGTGTTGCCCAACTGATGCCACTTAAACCTGCCACAGATGCAGATGGGCAACTTATCAAGATGGAGGAAAAGCCCACCCTTGATGGCAGGACTGAAACTCTTACGCTTGAAGTATTACCATTTGAGGATGAAAAAGCCAATCCCATTAAATACCCGATAAAAGACTCTACCGTTGTAGATGAATTTGTCGGTGCCAGCGAGGATGATGCCTACGAGTATGATTATACAAAAATCGTGGATGTCACTTGCATCGGTATTCTACAATCTTCTAATCCACTGACTAGGATGTGGGGAGGATACCGCTTCGTTTCAGGTGATTTTCCATCACAAGGTTCTATGATAGATGTCGCCTACTTGAGGTTGTATTTTTATCTTACTTCCAAAGATGATGTTAACGTTAATATCCATTTTGAGGATGGTGCTTCTCCTATTGCCTTTACAACTAGTGATAATGACATAACACTAAGGACCAGAACCACGAACAGTACCTCTTGGATTGCTGATAGCGTAGCAGCGGGAGGAACAGGATGGTATAACTCACCTTCCTTATGTGGTGTAGGGTCTCCAGCACAAGAATTGTTTGATTCTTACTCTCCATCAGCGATTGTGGCTATTACTAGAGGCAATACAGACGTATCTAAAACTTTCTATGTCCATTCTTGGGACTATAATGACCACTCTCATGCCCCCGAACTCTACATAGAATATACCGAGGGCGGGGGAGCTATCTTAACAAACTACTACCGCATGGGGGCAAATAAATGAGTCTACAAAAGAACGTGGCCAGCCAAAAGTGGATAGTATTCGCCTGGACAATAGCCACCAATGTGGCTCTAGCCGGGGATGCTGCCCAGATAACAGCCAACCTCAGGCTGGATGGCGGAGAAGCTAACGCTGTAGACGATACCAATCCTACCGAACTTGAAGACGGTTACTATGCCTTCGAATTAACGCAGGCCGAAACCAACGCCGACAATATCGTAATCTGCCCTGTAAGTTCGACTGAAGGCGTAGCGGTTATCGGCTGCCCTATGGCTGTCTGGACTGATAGTTTAGCAGCCATCAAAACGTCAACGGACAATCTACCCGAAGCCCAAAAGGGATAAGAATATTTCGATATATAAATCATAAACAGGAGGCAAACGAACATGGCAACAGGAACTTACAAAAACGGAGTAGCAATCCTGGTAACCTATCAGGCAGTCGCTTGTGCCACCGGCAAGACCGTCACGATGGCGGTTTACGATGAGGCACATGCCCTTGATGAAGCCAAGGGCAGCGCCGGAATGACCGAGATAGGCGCTACGGGCAGGTATTACGCCACCTTCACACCGGATGCCGAGGGTGAGTGGATTGTCATAATGGAGAATACCACCGATGGCAATGGCGAGGTAGTAAAAGCCTTCGCTGTAGCCGGTCACGACGTCGACTCTATCGGCGATGCGGTAGCGACCGTGGATGGCAAGATTGACACACTCGATACGGTGGCCGATGGCATTCAGACCGACCTGAGCAATGAGACGGATGGCCTCGGGGCGCTCAAGACACTTATCGATGCCAAAGCACCGGCCAGTGAGTATGATACCGAGATGGCCAGGATTACGGCAGACGTGGCCACTGAAGCCAAGCAGGACGTCATTGACGGCTTCCACGATGTACCCAGCGAGGATGCTGCTGACGATGCCCAGATGCGGGATGTCGTAGGCAAGAAGACTGACACCGTTGCAGGAACGAGTTTAGTCGCATTAGCAAAGCAGGTTTTAGCTGATACAGGTTCAACAGGAAGTATCCGTGGCGCCGATGATGACACCCTGAAGACCCTTTCAGACCAGATTGACGCCGTAAGCGCGCCGGCAATGGTCGGATAAGACATTGGAGTCAAAAAATGGCTGAGCTTTACGATATCGGGAGCAATCGTGTCGTTTATCGTGCGGAAAGTTTCACGGCGGGCAAGACTGTAACGGCATATTTCTGGAACCCGTCTCTGGCTAAAAGCGCGCTGCAGACATTCACTGAAATTGAGCTGGGGCTTTACTATCTCGATTACAACTTTGCGTCTGTCGGCACGTATATCGGTCTTTTCTACGAGAACGGCGTGGCAAAAACCACAGGCATATTCCGCGTTATTGCGTTGCCGACAACCATTAACGAGGAGATTGTAGATGCCTTGAACGTCGACACGCACGGAGAGCCGTCAACGCCGCCGGCCGCGAGCTCTTCTATCGTGGAGAAATTGAGCTGGTTGTTCGCGCTTGCGAGAAACAAGATAAAGCAGACGTCCACGCAGCAGACAATCAGAAATGATGCCGATGATGCTGATATTGGTACAGCCGATGTGGGCGATGACAGCGTGACAGCTACTCGAGGAAAGTTCACCTAATGGCTATCGACACTGCGGACAAGAGGATGTCGTTGCTGGGGCTTGCCTTGCCGGTACCGATGGTGGCGCCGGCGCCGGATGGCTCGATTGACTTGGAAGACCGCCTTCAATGGTTATGGCTATACAGGTCGATTGCGCCGTCTAAGGCAGTACTCGCCGTCAGTGTTTACTGGCCGGACCGGGATATCGATAGCTACTGGAACGACAGAAATATCAGGGTAGGATTTGAAAGTGACGTATAACACCGAGGACATCGAAGTCAAAAAAGGCGCTTACGGGTACCGGCTGATTTTCACGCTCTATGACGCCGACGAAAGTGCCCGCGACTGCACCGGCTACACCGCCGACCTCCGCTTCTGGGCGCCCGGCGCCAGTTCGGCAAAGAAAGCCGACCTCACCTGGATTGACGATTCCGCCGGCACCTGCTACTACGACGTCGAGGCCGGCGATTTCGACAGCGCCAATCAATACTACTACGAGATAGTCATCGAAAAGACCGGCGTCAAAGACCCCGCCAAGACCGGGCGCATCATCGTCATCGACCGCCCGACGACCGACGCCTCTTAATTCTGTCATTCTGGCGCAGGCCGGAATCCAAGTTCAGGAGAAAATGAGATGTCATTAAATCTAATCACCCCGCCGGCAAAAGAGCCGCTCACCCTGCTCGAAGTCAAGAACAATCTCCGCCTCGACCACGACGACCACAATGAGGATACCCTCATTGAAGATCTCATCACCGCGGCGCGGCAGCACGCCGAAAATGTCTTAGCGTGGCGGGCATTTATCACGCAGACCTGGGAGCTGTGGCTCGATGCCTGGCCGGGGAAAGATTATATCGAATTGCCCCGTCCTCCGCTGCAGTCGGTCACCAGCGTCAATTATTACGACGTCGACGACACGGAAACCACCTTCGCCGCCGGCAGCTATTTCGTCGACACCAAAAGCGAGGATGGGAGGGTCGGCCTCAACCACGGGCAGAGCTGGCCCGGCACGACGCTCCGCCCCTTCAACGGCATCTGCGTAACATTCGTCGCGGGATACGGGGCCGATGGTTCCTTTGTCCCGGCGAAATTCCGGAAGGGATTATTGCTCCTGGTGGGGCACTGGTACGAGCACCGGGAAGAAGTGGTTATCGGTGTGACGCCCTCGACAGTCCCCATGGCAGCCGAGGCGTTAATCTGTTCGGAGAAGGCGTATTAGATGAACACTCAAAATATCGCCGAGATGGAGTTGGCGGAATTAAATATCGGGCAAGCGTGTCTGGGGGAAAAGCCCATTGGGTTCATATCGTATATCTTCGAAGAAATCAAAGTGAATTCTGCGACACTGAAAGCCCTTGAACACAAATACGAAAAGAGCTGGTGGAACTGATGAGAGCCGGCGAGTTAAGGCACCGCATAACGCTCCAGAAGCCCGTACACACCCGTGACGCCTTTGGGGAATCCGTGACTACCTATGAAGACATGGCGACGGTCTATGCGGCCATAGAGTGGCAGAGTGGGCGGCGCTACGTCGAGGCCGCCCAAATCAACGCGGAGGTGCAGGGCGTAACCCGCATTCGCTACCGCTCCGATGTCAGGCCGGACTGGCGCATTCAATATAAAGAGCGTTATATCCGGATAATATCGCTCGCCAACATCCGGGAGCGCGACGAAGAGCTGCAGCTCAACTGCAAAGAGTTCCAGGACTAAAGGAAGCATAAATAATATTCCCCGCGAAATAATCGCCCTTCGACCTCGCTCACCCTGAGCTTGTCGAAGGGTTTTTTCATTGGAGGGACATGAAACCGAGCATCTATCTCAAAGGCATCGACGAGCTGGAGCGCAAGACCAATCAAATCATCAAGGAGGTCACATCCGAAAAGACAAAGCTCCTGCTCAAAGGGGCGCGCACCGTCAAGGAGAGGATTATACAAAAAGCGGAGTCGCAGCAAAAAAGCGTAAAACATTCGGCACGAAAAGCCGCCTATGCCAAGGCCTACCCGGAAACCACCAGCTCTCCCGCCCACGCCTTTGCCGGCATCCGCCCGGGGAAAATGCCCCAGGCGCACCTGGTGGAGTTCGGGCATGGGGGACCGCACCCGGCGCCGCCTCACCCATTCGTAAGGCCGGCCTGGGACGAGTGCCGTGAAAAGGTCGAGCAGGATATTCAGTCCGGCCTGAAAAAGGCGATAGAGGGGGCGGTATAAAAGTGCACATCGAGACGGCGTTAATGACCTACCTGCTCGAGCAGAGCGGCATCACGGATATCGTCAGTGACCGCATTTACTTTATCCGGGCGAAGCAGGACACCGCGGCGCCGTACCTTGTTTTCCAGAAAATATCATCCATCCATTCCATGACGCATGACGGGCCGGATGGCATGACCGATGCCCGGTTCCAGTTCACCGCATTTGGCAAGAAGTATATGGAAGAAGCCAAGGAACTCATCGTAGCGGTGCAGGACGCGTTGAGCGGTTATAAGGGGACGATGGGTGGTGAAGGGGGAGTCGTGGTTTCCTGTTCCAGTTACGACGATGAGAGGGACCTCGACTCCGGGGAAAAGGGGCTGTTCGGGGTAGCCGCCGATTATATCATCCAGCATTACGAATGAAGGAGGAGAATCTGAAAGTGGCTTTCGGAATATATGTTTATTACCGCCAGAGGCTTATCGATGAAATCAGGAACCCCATTAAGAGCGTGATTGATAATCTCTACATGCCAGTCAGTTGGTTCAAGGTCTTCGGGGCACTCATCGAAATCTGTAAAATCCTGATACGCCTCAAGAAATTCCCCGAGCCCACGGTGGAGAATGTCGGCCGGCCGAACTCCCGCGTGCTCGTCCGCAGCCGCGACAGATTCCTCGAACGGCTCAAATTACCGCCATACTACCAGCGGATAATGGCAGCCATCACCAAGCTCATCATAATCATTTTCGATACCGATTTCTGGCGTCCCTTCATGAACTGGTGGGTCGATGAACTAAGAGACGCCCCGGACTGGGAGCATAATGACATCTCACAGCCGGACCATCATTTCTGGGATAACAAGGCAGAAAAAACAGCAGGAGGTACATAAAAATGGCATCAGCAACAAAAGCTCAAAAAACATTCGGAACCTCAGTCACCTGGGCCGGGCATGATATCGGCTTTATAGTCGATGGCTCTTATACCGGACTCAGCGCTGAAGAAATCGACCTCAGCAGCCAGGAATCTGTCTTCAAGGTATTTGCCGCAGGGCAGATTGATAGTGGGATGGTCAATCTCACCATAAGATTCATCCCGGGCGATACCACTGGGCAAAAGTTTCTTTACACCGACATGAAGGCCAGCACCGAGCGTGAGGTTATAATCACCTACCCGGACGATAGCACCTGGACTTTCAATGCCATCGTGACCAAGTTCGGTGATTTAACCTTCAATAAAGACGGTAGTGCTGACGCCGCCATAACCTTGAAAGTAACTGGCGAGCCAACGCATTCCGACCTAACCTAGCAACAATTCGGGGCATCGTAAACCAGACCGACACGAGTAAAGAACGAGGGCGGGGGGAACACCCCGCCCTGACTATTAAAGGAGGAGTTATGTCTGAAAAATTAGACCCGGTCATAACCATCGAGCTCGGCGGCAAGCAGCGCCACCTCAAGTACGACTTCAAGGCCATGCTCGCCATCCAGAGGCAGACAGGCAGGAATCTACTCGACAATAAAGTAGTCAAAAAGATAATCGAGGAGACTACCCCCGAAGACCTGCTCACGCTGCTCTGGGGAGAGCTGCTCCATGAAGAGCCGGGATTAACCATCGACGAGGTCACCGGCTGGATAACCATGGAGAACCAGAGGGAGGTCGCCCTTAAAGTTATCAAGGCCTGGGCGGCGGCCATGCCGGAGGGGGGCAAAAAGAAAAAGGCCCCTTTACCGAAGTAATCCCCGACTGGCTGGATATCTGGTCTTTCGGGCGCTATGACCTCGGTCTCTCCGGGGATGAGTTCTGGGGGCTGACGCTGGCGCAGTACAACGCCCTGGTCGAAAGACACGACCTCCGCCGTGAAAATGACGACTACCAGACGGGGCTCATCGTCAGCAGCATCTGGAATACCATCCCGCAAAACCCCAAGAAAACAATCAAGCTATGGCTGCCCTCCGATATTTTCCCTCAATACGAATGGGTCAAGCAAGAAGAACCGATGCAAGAGGAATTACAGAGAAAGCTGGATGGTATTTTTTATTTCATCGGGGGGAAAGAAGTAAAGAAGAATGGCTAAAGAAATCTCTCAACTATTCGTAACACTGGGCCTCAATGATAAGGGCTTCTCATCCCAGCTCAAGAAAATAGATAAGCAGACGGCTGCCCTGGGAAAGACGATGCTGGCGGCCGGCACGGCCATTGTGGCGGGTATCGGCATGGCCGTCAAGGCCTGGGCGCAGGCCGGCAACGAGGTCCAAAAGATGTCTCTCCGGACGAACTGGGCCGCCGAATCTTTGAGCGAGCTGCGCTATGTCGCCGAGATATGCGGGACCGAGCTCCAGGGATTTGAGAAGGGCACGCGTAAGCTCAACCAGGCCATCCTCGACGGATCCGCCGGGCTGGTGACGTACAACCGCTATTTCGAGATGCTCGGCCTGAACGCCATGGAGCTCAAGGAGATGAAGTCCGAGGAGGCATTCTGGGAGGTGGCCGAGGCATTAGCCGGGATGACCAACGAAGTCGAGCAGGGGGCCATCGCCGCCCAGCTCTTCGGGCGGACCGGCACCCAGCTATTACCCATGCTGGCCGAGGGCGCCGACGGCATTAAAAGACTGCGTGAAGAAGCCCATGCTCTCGGCATCGTCTTCGACAAGGAAGCCGCGGACGCCGCCGCCGACTTCGTCGATTCCATGCAGAGACTAAAGGAATCATTCGAGGGCGTCTCGCATGTCATCGCCAAGGCCGCCGCCCCGACCATCGAAGCCTACGCCAAGCTGATAACCAAGACCATTAAATCGGTTATCGAGCTCGCCGAAGAAAACGAGGACTTATCCAATACCGTGGTCAATACCGGCCTTTCCTTTGGCACCACATTAGTTGGCATGGGAGGTCTCCTGCTCCTATTACCGAAAGCTATCCAGCTGTCCAAAGGACTTGCGGGTGGATTAGGTACTTTAAGTCTCGCCATCGTCGGTGCTACGGCCGGTCTGACGCTGATGGGCACCGGAATCCAGACGCTGATACAGAACCACATCCGGTACGAAGCCATGATCGAGGCCGGCATCAAGCTCTCCGAGGAATATGCCAAGGCCAAGCGGGGAGAAGCCAATGCGGTCTGGGAGGCCATGGAAGCCGAAGCCGACTCCCGCGAGGCATACGTCAAAGCCTCCGGCATGACTGAGGAGCAGAAGGAAGAGCAATACGAGTATATTGCCGCACTCCGCCGGGCAATAAAAATACACGAAGATTACTTGAAAGTGCTGGCGGAAGCAACTGCAAAAATCAAAGAACAGAAGGACGCCCTCAAGGCCAACCGCGAAGAGTTCCTGGCCATGATAGAAAAAATCCGGTACGCCTACACGGATGCCGCCGAGCTGGGCCTCACCATTGAGGATATCACCCGTTACATGCTCGAAGCCGGGCGAGGCGCCGAGCTTATGAATATCAAATGGGAGGAAATCGGAGACAATGCCGACCTACTGGCGCAGAGATTAAACCTCGACCTAAAAGCGCTGGCCGGCGGTGACCTGTTCGCCCAGGCCTACCAGACTTATGAAAAAGAAATCCAGGCTATCGAGGACATCGCCGACGCCGACCGGCAGGCGATAGACGACCGGCTGGCATATTACCGTGAGAAGTTCTACGAGCGCGAGAGGATTATAGAAGAGGCCGCCCTCAAAGAAATCGCCGCCGTCAACCCCAACGTGGCGGCCATCATCGAGGGATATAACGAGGAGATGGGAGTCCTCGACGAGCGCGAGCGGGCCCGCGATATCGCCCGGGAAAACGAGCGCATCGCCGCGCTGGAAAGCCAGCTCACGCAGGAGGAATTATCCGAAGCCGAGCGTGAGAGAATCCGGCGCGACCTCGAAGAAACGCAGGACGCGCAGCATGAACGGCAAATCCTCGAAACCCGCAACGCCCGGATAGCCGCGCTCGACATGGAAGCATACCTCGAAAACCGGAAGACCCTGATTACTCAAAACCTCGAAGACGAGAAGGCGATAAAAGAGACAGCTCTGGCGGAAACCAAAGCCATCTACCAGGCCGAGACCAAAGCGTTCGTGGCCATGAACGAATCCAAGATAGCGGACCTCAAAAGGATGCATCAGTTAATTCTTATGTACCAGAAAGTACAGGGGTTCGTCCCGCCGCCACCCACTCCACCGGGGGAAGGACTTTACCCGCCTTTTCCGGAGGGTTATGGGATGTCATTCTGGGAAGAATACTGGGCAAGGCTATCAAGAGGGGAAGGGCCCAGAGCCGAGCTACCCTCAGAAGAAATAGAGAAACTCGGATCAATAGAACTCCCCTCCTACGCCGGCTTTGAAGGGCCGGTACCCGGCCGGGTGGGTCAGCCCTATCCCGCCATCGTCCACGGTGGGGAGATCATCAGCCAGCCCGGCAAGGCATCGCAGACTATCACCAACAATTTCCAGTTATACGGCGTCACTATCCGCGAAGAAGCCGACGTGGAAAAGGTAGCCCGTCAGCTTTACCGGATGCAGCAAGCGAGGTTTTAACCATGGCCAACAGCTTCTCATTCAACTCGGTGGACATGAGCGCCTACGGGCTGCGCCTGCTCACGCATGAAGAGCCTTTCTCGCAGGAGACGCCGGCGGCGCAGCTGCCGGACAGGGCTTATGGATACAGCAGCCTGCGGTCACCCATCCCGGTCTCGCTTTATGTGAAGGTCTACGCGGCAGATATTGCCACGCTCAAGTCGTACCTGGACAGCATCAAGCAGACCCTCAACCAGCGCGTTGACTGCCCCCTCGCCATTGATACCTTCGACGACAGGTACTGGATGGTCCGGTTTGTCTCGATGGTAGGAGAGATACAAACCGCCCGGGTCTGGAAAGGCACGATAACATTTTCCGCCAACGACCCGGCAGCCTACGACAACGATGAGACTTCTAACGATAAAGAAACAGCACTTGTCATCGCCGAAAGTGGCGAAATTGAAGTTGAAACTGGAGATGGCACCCTTCTCTACAATGGGTATATTTATATCACTGGGCGTGATAGTAAAGTAGCGAAGGTTAACGCAAGTAATTACTCCGATGTTCTAGTTGTAGAAATAGATGAAGGTGCTGCCGGTTATATAGATGCAATCGTAGAAACAGGTGGATTTATCTGGATAGGAGGCTGTAATAACGCAGGTAGCTATTTATATAAATTAAATGCTTCAACACTGAGTATTGAAGATAGTTGGCTTATTTTCGCTGGTTATGGAATTTATGCCATGTGTGTGGATGATGATTATATCTACTGTGCCGGGTGGAATGGTTTAGGTTCGCCAGATATCGCTAAGTTCAAACTTTCAGATAATAGCATTACAAACAATACTACTTCACTTAATGCTATAATGCACAGTTTATGCGAAGATGGAGATTCTTTATATGGACACACGATTCAGGGCTCGGGTGGTCAGCATATTTTCAAAATTCTCAAGTCTGATTTATCCCTATCTCTAAGTACAGAAGTAACAGATCCAAATACGATATTATGCGATGATATAGTCCAAGATGAGACATACTTTTATCTCACCAAGGAGACAGGAACTCCATATACCGTATTTAGGTATACGAAATCTGATCTCGGTGTTACATCTTTTAGTCCTGTGCTGGGCGCTGATTATGCCAGTGGAAGCAGCGATGGTTTATTATTAACTGATGGGAAGATAATATCGGGTAAAGATGCCCCTGAAAATGGATATTATATTTTACGGATGATAGATCAATCTGAGTTTTCAAGGGAAATTCGGGTAAAATTAACGGGATTATCTCATCAAGAAACAAAAATCAATGAAATTATTCTAGATGGGAACTATATACATCTTACCCGAAATATAAGTGGTGGTAATGTTTATCTTGGCAAATTCAATAAAGCCGACATTCTCGCGGTTGCGGAATCGTTCACCGAGACAGCGGGCGGCACGGAGCAGGTCTTCCCGGTTTATACGCTGACCTGCGATGATACGCTGACGGATACGACGGTCGTACTCACCAACACTGCCACCGGCGAAGCGCTGACCTGGGAAGGCAGCCTTGTCAATACAGATGTACTGGAGATAGACGCCGTGAACGGCACGGTCAAGCTCAACGGGGCGGAGGACATGGTAAATGTCAGCGGGGAGTTTCCGAGGCTTCTCCCCGGCAGCAACGCATTTACGGTCGATGGATTTTCCGGCAATCTCAATATAACTTACCGCCCGAGGTACGTCTAAATGGCCGAGATAATCATACAACCCTCAGATAAAGACACCTGGTTGAATGAAGGCATACCAACTGGCAATAATGGGAATGCCACAAGTCTGTACCTGGTCAACCAGGGTTCCAACAATAATCGCCGCATCCTGCTTGAGTTCGACATCACCGATTACGATATCATCGACTCCATAAACTCGGCGACATTATATTTATACTATTACAACGAGGCCGGCTCTTCCAGCGGCCAGACGGTCTGGGCCTACAAGCTCACCCGCACCAACTGGGAACATCTGCAGGCCGCCTGGAATATTTACAAGACCGGCAGCAACTGGACGGCGCCGGGCGGCGACTATGTAACGACAAGTCCCGCCGGCGGTAGTGCTGTCATGCCGGGAGCCACCGGGGTGTGGATAGAGTTCAACGTGCTGGCGATACTCCAGGATGCCCTTGCCGGAGGCGTTGCGGAGTTCCTGGTAAAGTTCGAAAACGAAGCCGTCGGGGCCGGCTACGGCTTTCCTTTCTTCTATTCACGCGAGTTCGCTACTGAAGCTCTGAGACCGAAGCTGGTGCTTGATGTAACTTATTCTCCCCCGCACCCACCCGCCGATGTCGCCGCCACCAAAGGCGACCACACGGACAAGGTCGTCGTTACCTGGACGAAGTCCAACCACGCGGTGGATTACCAGGTCTACAAAGACGGGGTCGCCCAGGGCTGGCTCGGGGACGTGGCTACCTGTGATGATGATGTTGCCCTTTCCCCCGGCAGCACGGTCGCCACCAAGTGCCGATACTCGGGGCTGGTCGGCCTGAGCCTCGAAGATACCGAAGACAGCGATACCCCCCGCGTCTACAAGGTCAAGGCCAGGGACGCCGAGGACCAGGAAAGCGATTACAGCGACACCGACGTAGGCTACCGTGAGAAAATCGCGCCGGTCTACCAGTGGCAGCGCTCGGCGGCGGACTCGGACGCCGATTATTCCAACATCACCGGAGCGATAGCATCCACCTGCAATGATATCAACGCCCCGGCATATCCCGCCCGCCGTTACTACCGGTGTCATCTGACGCTCGGAGGCGGTGCGCCGCAGTATTCGGTGGTGGACCGTGGCTATCGCAGAAGGGAAGACGCTCCCCGGAATACCATCACTTTGATTATCAGGAACCCGGATGGGGAAACACTCGCCTATATTAAAGACGCTTATGGAATCGGGTACGATTATCGCGTCAACGAGCTGGGCACCTGTGAGTTCAATGTCCCCGCCGACAGCCCGGCCTGCGAGTATCTGGTCTATACCAACGAGGTCTATCTATACATCAATGGCATTCTCCAGGACATCTTCAAGTTATTCAAAGTCAGGAAGATAAGGTCAAAGCCTCTCGGCGAGACGATAGCCGTCACCTGCAAACAGGTCGGTTATACCCTGACCAAAGATATCATCCCATCATATTCTCGTGCGGAAGGGGACGAGAATACTACCAGCGAAATACTGCAGGACTTTATCGATTGCCAGGAGGTCGAGCGGGTGACACTGGGGGGAGTATCCCCCAAGCTCGATGCTGTAATCGCCGTCGAGATATCCGGCAAGAATATCTGGGAGGCCTGCAAGGTCGTCAGGGACACGGTGGGGGGATATCTATCCGTGGATATCGACCCCGACGACCCGTCGGACCGGCAGCTCTGGCTCCGCGCCAGCATCGGCGAAAACAAAGGGCAGCAGGTACGCATCGGCAAGAACCTCACCGGCATCGAGCATGAGACGGACTATATCGAATTCTGCAACCGTCTCTATCCCATTGGCTCCGCCGGCCTCCTGCTCAGCACGAAAGAGTACACGCGTCAGGATGCCATTAAGTCCTCCGATGCCAGCTACGGCTATCTCGAATTGTTCGGGCTTTACTCCGCATATAAAGACTGGACGGGTGAAGGCGATGCCCTGCCGGGAAATATCACCATCGAAAAGCCGACCGGCGCCTGGGAAAGCCCGACCGGAGACCAGAGCAGCTCGCAGTGGAGCAACCCGCAATATGCCTACGATGATAACGATGCCACTGATGCCCGCTACTATAACTGGTTCAAGCAGACGTGGACGCCCTGGCTTACTCTGACCCACGCCGGCATCGATGCCACTCAAATCAAGTGGTGGAACCAAATGGCTTTCGAGCTTTATTCCTATCTCGGGGCCATCACCCAGATAGACATATATTACGGAGGCGCCTGGCATAACGTATTTAATGGAATATACTCCGACACTGCCGAATGGGCCACGGTATCTTTCGCCCAGCAGACCATCACCGGTGTCAGGATAAGGTGCTACAACTCCCAATACATGGGCCTGCCCTACCCCCAGAATCCTTCCTGTGGCATCAAGGAAATATATATCTGGGATGTTACCGGTTGGACGGATGACACTTCAAACTGGGGGCAGGGCAAAAACGAGAAAACGGTACGCTGTGATATCGGCGATTACGACGCGGATGCCCCTTACGTAATTTCATACACTCACGCCGCTTATTTAATAGCCCTTGACGATATCGCTGCCAGGCCGGATATACAATCGGGTAAGGAGCATTTCGCCGTCAGCGATGTCGATGCGCTCCTGGCACTTGGCAGGACGGAGCTCACCGCGCGGAAAGAGCCGTTAAAATCCATCGATGCCGGCCTGATAGATTTATCGACGGAAGAGGGCCGGGGCTTCGAAGAGCTTGGGCTCGGCGACATGATAACCGTCATCGATGGAGGGCTGGACATCTCCGAAGAAGTCCATGTCGTCCGGGTCAAGAAGCCCGACCTCGATATCCCCCAGGAAATTATTATAGAGATTGCCAACAAAACGAAAGACATCATCGACGTAATTTGAGGAGTAAAGTAATGAGTGGGTTCGATGAGCTCTGCATCGGTATTATTCTAGGCATCGTTCTGTTAATAGTAATATTAGTATGGTTGGCGACAAGGAGGTTTCCATGAATGAAAAAGAACCTCGTTATGTTCCATACAAGGAATGGAAGATATTTCTAACAAACCACTGGCGGCACATGAATTGGAAGGTCAATGGCCTGATAGGTGTGGTGATAGCTATTCTTGCCTTTGTAGCGGCTATCTTCACACTCGTAACGATGCTGGCATTTGGAGGTTAAAATGTGTCTTATAACCGCTCACGCCCATCTAATAAAGGAAAATGAAAAGCTGTCCGCCCGTGTTGCCGAGCTCGAAGGCAATCTTCCGGAGCCGCCATCCGGCGGCGGAAAGATAACCTCCGCAGAAATCCACAATTTACTACGATCTTGTGGCATCATAATATCCGGCAGCACCAGCGACCGGGAAACCCTGCTCTTGAGAAGGCAAGATGCCCAGCGCTTCCTTGACTGGTATCGCGATACGCACCCCTATACCGCCGATAAATACGACTGTGATAAATACGCATGGTGCATGAGGGCTGCCGCCATCAAGTGGACACACGGCGAGTACCTCTGGGGTTATATCGATGGCGAGGGGTTGGGGGAAATCAACTATGCCTTCCCTTCTCACGGATGGAACTTCGTAATCTTCGACGACCTCAGCGTTTGGTTCTGCGACGAACTTGCGTTAGCCGCCCCTGAAGACGAGTTCTATGAAGCCTACAAGATAAAATGCTATTCGGCGAAAGCCTGAAAGGAGGAATACATGGATTATCTGAACCAATTCATAGCCTTAGCCGATGGGTTCAAAATGCTCGTCCTCGGCGTGCTCATCGGGGCCAATCTGCTGACCGGCATCGCTGTCTCAATCCGCACCAAATCATTCAGGCTCAAACAGGTCGGAGATTTCCTCATCTCGAAAGTATTACCGTACATCATCTGCTATTTCGCCGTCTGTTTTATAACCGTCATCGAGCCGTCATGGCAGGCAGCGGTCACGGTAGTCTGGGGAATTATCCTTGCGGCGTTGGTCGGCGCCATACTCACCAACTTAAAGGAAGTGGGCATCAATCTGCCCGATATCCTGGGCGGTCCGCCGGCGCAATAATTATTTTGCGCAAAATAAATCAACAAGTCTGGGGGAGGGGCTTATGCCCCTCCCCGTTTTTCTTTTATATCCAGCCCAGCTCGATGGCAATCAGGTATAGCATCGCCAGTATTAAAAACAACGCAATCACGAAGATGAGGACCCGGCGGCTTAAATCATAAAACATGAGCATCTCTCTCCTATTTTACAATAGCCGATATTTCAAAGCGTGGGGTGTTACGAGATTGCGTATGTCTTGGCATGTGAAAGTTCGTAGCACCCATGGGAAGTATACCGGTGATGAGGACGGTTTTATCGGGGAGATAGGTGACCTGGATATCGAGAGCCTCCATGGCCTTGGCCTTGAGTTCGAAATCAGCGTTCTTGAGGACTTTAGAAAATATGGCCGATGTTTTGACGAGGTCTTCGATATGTGCCTCAGCCTGCTCGAAGGATTGGCGTTTCCCTCTCAGAGCGCGCAGCTTCTTTTCCTGCACCTGGATAGCGCCCCTGATCTTTTCGATCAGTTTCTCAAAAGAAACCTCCGAGATTCTGCCCTTGCCGTAAAGCTCGATGTAGCGGGTCTCTTCCTCCCGGGCTTTTTTGATATTGTTATTCAATAGGAACTCTTCGGCTTCGATAGATGTCGGGCTTTGAGAGCGGCGGCTCTTGATATTCTCAATAAGCATATCCGGGTTGTCGAGTATATTCAGAATCTCTCCCCAGACCAGCGGCTCGACTTTCGAGGCCGAGATACTCGGCTGGCTGCATTTCCCGTAGTAATTGGGTTTCACATTACAAATGCAGCGGTAGAAGTGATAGACCTTTCCCGCCTTTTTATTGGTGCCCCCGGTCATGCTACGCCCGCAGGTACCGCAGCGGAGGCGACCTCCGGAAAAGAGGTATTTCTGCCTAAGTGTGAACGGTGATTTATGGCGGTTGATGACGAGCTGCTCCTGGGCGGCTTCGAATATATTCTTTGAAATGATAGGGGGAGTAGCGCCGGGCACCTCTATCCACTCGGACTTGTCACGCAGTATACGGGCGCTCTTGGTGCCTTTGGGAAACTTCGAACGCTTGGGCTCGACGCATTTATATCGAAAGGCATAGGTGACGCCGTAGTAAGCGGGATGATTCAGGAGGCGGTAGATAGTCACCTCTTTCCACTTACCTCCGGCCGGCCCGGGGATGCGTTCGGAGTTGAGGTCGCGTACTGCCTTATAAAGCGTATAGCGGCATTCGGCGAACCAGTTGAAGATTCGGCGGATTACCTCGGCCTCGGTATCGTTGATAACGCGGCGGCCTTCGACGACATCATAGCCGAAGAGGCGGCGGCCTCCGGTAGAGAGCTTGCCCTGCATTGCCTTCTCCCGTTTCCCCCGGAGACTGCGTTCCCTTATCTTCTCCCGCTCCACCTGGGCGGCGTATCCCTTGATGTAGCGGACGAGAGCGCCCTCGGGGGTACTATCGAGGGGTTCTGATACGAAGACGAGCTCGATGCCCCTCTTCTCGCATTCCTCGGCGATGATGGCGATGTGGATAGGGTTGCGGGCCAGGCGGTCGGTAGAGTAGCAGATGACGGCGTCTACGGAGTGGGAACGGATAAGGCGGCGCATCTCGTTGAGGCGGGGTCTATCGGTATCGGCGCCGGAGAAGACCTCGGTAAAGATACAATCGGCCGGGACATCGTAGCCGAGCTCGGCGGCCTTTCTCAGGCAGTATGAATTCTGGGAGGAAAGGCTCGAACCCTCCCTCTCCTGATCCTCGGTGCTGACACGGCAGTAGACGGCGGCTGTGGTCATAGGCTTTTCCAAACCTTCAGGACTTTCAATTTATCCAGTAGATAATCGGCCTCGGAATCGTCTTCTTTCATTATTGTCAGATTATCAAGGACTTTCCAGTAATCTTTTTCCTGGTACACTTCTATTACATCCTGTTCGCTCATTTTCCGTGCCTTCTCCTTAGTCCATTTCCGGTTGCGCTGGACTTTGATAGAACAGGATACACCAATGATGGCAAGAACGATTATCAGTAAGAAGCCAATGATAGCAAGCTGCATTAAAAAACTATCCATCTATCTCACTTCCCCTCCGCATTTCACCAATTCAAGAAATTATTAATAACCCGATGAAGTATCCCAAAGCCAGGTAAACCACAGGCATAAAAAGACCGACCACCAATAACTCCCACCAGCTTGCGTTATATTTCATGCTGGAGACAAGGGCAGCGATAATACCGCCGAAAGGGCCGAAGAATATCGGCAATAGCCATAAAACACCCGGGAAACTATGTTTTTTATTGTCAACAAATTTTAACAATATCACCTCCCATCCACTTTATATTCCTGCCTCTCATTCTTGCGCTCGCGGACCATCTGGATGGTACGCCTCAGCCAGTCCTTCTCTTCCTCATCCAGCTCCGGCAGGTCGTGGATCAAGAAAGCCTTGATATCTTCATCGGGATATTCGATATCCTGAAAAAAGACAGAAGGCGATACTCCCAGCCCCTTCGCCAACAATTCCAAAGTGCGGCGTCGAGGGTGGGCTACTATTCCCTTTTCCAATTGTCCTATATAAGCTTCAGCTATGCCCGACAATTTTGCCAGCCTGTATTTAGTTAAACCCTTCTCTTCACGTAGCCGCTTAATCTGGACATCAATAGTTTCAAAAGCCACTATCATATTCTATAACACCCTTGAGAATAATCAATCCTTTAAAATATATTTGTATAATTCTTTATAAACCCCTTGACAAAATCCAATTAATGCTTATAATGTTTATAGCAGTAATAAATCTTAGTATCCATAACAAAACATTACCACCAAGGCAGCACTGAAAAACAGTAATAAAACACCAGTAAAAGGACTCCATTAAAGGGGAAAAGGAACGGACAGAGATGGTTAAAGAACAATACGCCGAAATCAAGCTGAAAAATAAGCGGCAGATGGTGAGGGTGATGAAGAATCTCATCAAAAGCGCCATCACCCTCTATGATGCTGGCCTAATTGAATTAAAAGACTACAAAGCTATCACCGATAAAATAGGCACCTATATCGTCGAAAAGGTAATGAAATTTGATATAAAGTTAAAAAAACAAGAAGGTCGAAGCCTGAAAAACAGTAATAAAACACCAGTAAAAGGACTCCAGGGAATCGGAAAAGGGTGAGGGAATGACAGAAGCAGCAGCCAGGCTCATAAGGGAGATACAGAATTACCAGGCACTGAACGGGCCTCCAGGTAAAGTGCTTTCGGACGCCGCGTTATCCCGTTCCATATCGATGGACGTATCGACCTGGTCGAAGATAAAGAACGGCAAGGCCCCGCCCGGCGGCAAGTTCCTCCGCCATCTCTCGCGCATCAGGGAATTAAGACTCGCCGTCTACGAATACATGAATAACCCCGAGGTGAAAGAGGATGGATAGCATGATAGCTTGTATTCTTATCCTGGCGTTCCCCATGGGATTCATGTGGGCGCAAATACTCCACACGAAGTTCGATTAAGCCAAACGAACGGAGGTAACCGATGAGCTCAGCAACGAAGGCCCCGCCCACCATCGAAGAAATCTTCAAGCGCTTTGATAAGCGTATCTTATCCCAGTTAGCGAACTACCGCGAGGTAGCATCCAAAGACCCCAAAGGGGCTCCCTTCATCAAGGCCAGGGCCGGCGGCATGATACTCTCCCGGAACATCCTCAAGAGCATCGTCTCGGAAGAAACGAATGGAAACCATCATTAATATCCCATCGAGCGCAGATGTAAAGCCCCGGCAGGCCAGGCTCTGGGGTGAATTCCTCGACATGCTCTGCGCGAAGGCCGAAGCCGAAGTAAAGAAAGAAGGGGAGCCGGGCGGGTACGTTCCGGTCAGCTCCCCGCAGAGGAGAGATTCGAAATGAACTGGTTCCAGAAACTTTGCTGCCGATTCATCAGGGAGGCGGTGAAGAAAGAGATCCGCCAGGCCTATCGCGAATGGTGCTACAAAGGCTGGAAAAGCCGGGAGGCCTATGAACTGGCCTGCCGGAGCTGGAAATGCGGCCATATAACCGGCGGCGTGAATATCAGGGAAGAGGTTGAATAAATCGCCCGGAAAGCAGGGCTTTAAGGAAGCGCATGGAAACGATTTATTGGCTATGGATAGATATCGGTATATTAGTTATTCTCGGCATACTCATGTTTATAGACCACTATCTTTCTAAACGCCACGAGAAACTTTTAAAGAAATACCTGGCGCTCCAAGATAAATATATAAAGGCTCTCGAACAGTATAAATCTCAAACAGCTTACACGCGCCGCCGCACGGCGCTCCGGGGATAAAGGAGGAATGATGTCAGAAATCAGAGCCGAATTAAAGAACATCCGAGCCGTTGAAATAAAGTCGAAGGTTTTCAATGTCAAGGATGATAAACCGAAAGTGGTGACCGCCGTCAGGTTCGAGTATGACGGCGAGCCATCCGAGATGGAAAATATTCTCATGCTCGAAGCGCAGAACCGGCCGGTCAATGCCGATATCTACTCCCCCCAGGCCGCCTTTGCGTTTGACGAAAGGCCGGTGGGGGTCGGGGACCTGGGGGATTACCCATTAAAAACCCCGCCAGCTGAACCAAAAGCAGGAGTCAAAAGTTTATAACGTCCGTTGTTGGTGATAAAGAATAATGCTTGCTGGTGTCCGTTTTCATAACCATCGGCATTAACGGCGATGCCCGCTATAAATTCGACGGACTGGATATACGCCGAGCCAGCAAGCAGCTTGAGGGCTTGAAGTTAAAAGCTCATCTCTAGACGAGTTCTCAAGCACCGGCTCCGGGGGTGAGTGCTGAAACTAAGGGCTACAAACACCGAAAGTCCCGAATCCCCCGGGGCCCGATAAAAAAGGAGGGAAGATGAAAGGGAATATTCGATATTATTGGGGTCTATCATTGAATCGTGCATCCATCGGGCCTCTTTGCGATTGGCAGGAATGGTTCGGTGAATATTATTGGCTCCAAATCGAATTATGGTTAGGCACATTTTATATCGGCATTGAAATTACAAATCGGCCAGAGGAGGAATAGACCATGACACTCGCTGAACAAATGAAACTCAATCTCACCGACATCATCCTCACGAATTCCGTCATGGAAAGGCTGGAGGGGAAGGAAGTAACGCCGGAATACGCCCCCGGCTTTGAAACCGACCTCCCCACCGAGGAAGAGATAGCCGAAGCGGAAGCCGGCGTCGCCGCGGAAGAAGCCGCAGCCACTGAAAAAAGTGCCAGTCTGGAAAAAGTCATAAAAGACCCTGAAGGTGAAGACAATATCAACGTCCCCATGACCGTGGAGAAACCCACAGATAACGGTTCATCCGGCTGGCCGGACGCAGGGGCAATCAAGGCCGAGGCTAAAGAGGAGTCGGCAGAGGACTGGAAGCAGAAGGCCCTCGCTGCCAATTTCAACAAGAGCGTCCGCTGCGAATTTTGCGGTGAAAAGCACCACATGAACTTCCGCCTCGATGAAGGGGAAAAGACCGCGCACCACTGGATGGGGATCTACCCCAAGTGCCAGGCGGTCAACAATATCAGGAGGAAATGAAGAAGAATGATTATTTATGATGAACGGTTAGATAGCCCACCATTGGTGAAACTTAAAGGGGAAATAGTCAAAGTCCAAAAATACAGATCCAATGCTTTTAGAGATGAATATAGAACAATCCTCTTGTCGACAGGTTATGTGATTCACCTTACAACTGAAGAGACCGAAATGATCATAAACGCAAAGGAGGAAGCAGACTGAAAAAATAATCTCTTTCCCCGGCCCCTCAGCCGCCTGAGCACTACTGGGGGGCCATGATAAGGGGATTATCGAGGAATGGAAAAGCCGAAGTTCGCCGTCGGGCAGCCGGTCCGCATTACGAATGGGGAATATAAAAGGCAAGAGGGCGTCATCTATCAAAGCGCGACATACACACGCCGTTATCTCGTTAAAGTCAGGCACGAGGGCTTCCCGGAACACCACTACCACCACATCTGGTTCTTTGAAAAAAGTCTGGAGGCGATACAGATATGAACCGTATACTTTTCAAGTCCTGCCCGCATTGCCGCACCGGGGATATGGAACTCCAGCAAGACGAAGCATACGGGGGGGCATACTGGGGGTGCATCCAGTGCGGCTATACAGTCTCAAAAGAGCAGATGCCGGAATATCTAAGGAAAAAGGAGAAAGAAATGGCAGCCAGGATTAATTATGATGAATTACACCCGGAGACGAAAGCGAAGATAGACGAAAGAATATCGACCGGCCTGCCGCCGGTACCGCCCAAGCCGCCCATGATAGTAAATGGGAAGAAATGCGGCTTGATGGCTATCAACCACTACTACGAGGTCAATACCCCGGCCATCATCGAAGATTACCACCGGCTCGTCGCGGAGCTGGGACCGAGCAAGGGGGACAGGGCCACCCGGGAGCGCTGGGATATGTCTTATAACAAATGGGAACGCTTCAGGAAGAAGCATGGTCTGCCGCCGGTTAATGTAATCGCTCGGGATTCTGCCCCCGTCAAAACCGAACCCGAAATTAATCAAAGCATTAACCAACCCGCCCCGGAAAACGAGCGAACCCCCGCGCCGGTAAGCCCCGGGTCCATCGCCGCGCAAGTGGAAGATAATAAGGGTAAACCGGAAGCCGCAGAAGCGGTCGTCGATGATGACGGCCTTCAACCGGTCTATATCAGGTCTTACACCTTGGAGTTCTACGACGGGCTCCCGGACTTTCCGGAATTCAATAACAATTGGGGGGCCTCGGTTAAGGAAAAATGGCTCGAGGTTTACGGGAATCTGGCGGGGAAGAAGTAATCAATGACATTATCAGCGTACATGAAAAGGTATAACGGCTTGCGGCGCAAGGGGTATTGCCCCCGGTGCGGTGGTGAGCGAGATGGTGAAAACTGGCTGCATTGCAAGAGATGCCTCGAAAAAATGAAAGAGAGCAAAAGGCTTGTGCCGCAGTCCAAGAAGGCTGGATACCAGCGGAAGTTAAGGAAGCGTAGACTGCGCGAGTGCTTATGCTACGAATGCGGCGGTCCGCTCGATGATATTTTATTTAAAAGATGCTTAAAGTGCAGAACGATTATCAGTTTGAAACAGAGAAATTATTACAAACGGAAAAGGAATATCATAAAGGAGTCGAAATGAGCTTAATCATGCCGTGTCTTTGGGTAAGGAAATTACATACGAGGAAGCTAATTAACATCAAGCAGTGAGGGAGATAATGGTTGAATTAATCGTAAGCAAAAAGGTGATAACTCGGAAACCTCATAATTGTTGGGGTTGTCGGAAGGAATATCCAGTTGGCAGTAAATTGGAGCTTGAGGTTAACAATAAATAATGCACTTCCCTACATTGGAGGGATGATATTAGAAAGTCGTATAGCCGGTGTCGGTAGTTCAAAAACCATCGCAGGGGGCGAGACGCGAGGCATCGAAGGACTAGACACTGCCAGCGCTGCGAGCCGGCTAATTAACATCAAGCAGTGAGGGAGATAATGGTTGAATTAATCGTAAGCAAAAAGGTGATAACTCGGAAACCTCATAATTGTTGGGGTTGTCGGAAGGAATATCCAGTTGGCAGTAAATTGGAGCGTAATGTCTCTATAGATGGCGGGGAGATAATGATCGCTTATTTCTGTGATGATTGCCAAGATTACATAAACAATATGGACTCTCTCGATGCTCAAGACGGTTTCGAGTATGGTCAAATCGCAGACATGAAGGCCGATGTATATTAAGCAAATATGGGAGAGGTAATTATGGAAGATAAGGACATCGAGAAAATAATCAAATTTCACCAAGACGACCTTGACCAATATCATTATCAGATGAGTCCCTCCGCCCAAGTGCTAACGGAGCAGACCATTAAAGCCCTTGAAGAATTACGAGGGTTGAAATCGCAAGCCCCGTCTATTTCAACAGTCGGGACAGGCGAGGGGCGGATGCCCTAATAAGAGGCAAGTGCAATAATTATGTAAATAAGTCCTGCACATCAGCGGAGCAACCAAAGTCGCAGGCAAAGGAGCGTAAAATATGACTTACTCGATACAGGAAACAAGGAAACGCATTGAAGAAGCCGCCAAAAAACTGGGCTTAAACGCAGAAGCGATGATTAGAGAATACGGCGTAACAACTGCCTTGGCAGAAATGCTTGAGCGTGAGGTTAACAATAAATAATGCACTTCCCTACTAATAAGGTTCAATCTGAAAGGAATAAGTGAATAGTGCCGGTCACGAAAGAGGCGTTAAGCGTCTTGAGTAGCAGGGGTAAAACATGAGTGTATAAGTCCATCGAGACTAGGTCCTCTGGCACTGGCCGGACTAAATAACCTTCAGCTAGTAGACACCCACGGGTAAACCCGTGGCACTAAATATCAGGCGAAAGCCGAAAGGAGAAGTTTATGATATCCATAGACGAAGCTATTAGAAGGCTGGAGATGGCTGCGAGGGTAGATTAAAAGGAGTAACCAAATAATGTGTGAATTTGTAAGTTGGATTGAAAAGGGAAATAAAATCTACTACCTGACACGCAAACAAATAGATTCACCTAGAGGGGAAATGCTCCAAAAAAGATTCCTCGGAGATGGTGAGCTTGTAGGACATGCACCTATCAGGGCTTACTATGACATTGATGATGGCACAGAACAAGAGTGTACTGATTTCTCCACCCCCTCTAATTTCCCCGTGGAAATTGTAGATGCCATAAAAAGGGGTGATTTCAGAGGCTTTGCCACTCCGAAGCAATTACTCTCGCAACCAGCCTGGGCGGAGTACGAGAAGATAGAGCAACCAGCCTGGGCGGAGAAGGAGAAGATACGGCAATCAGCCCTGGCAGAGTACGAGAAGATAGAGCAACCAGCCTGGGCAGAGTACGAGAAGATACGGCAACCAGCCTGGGCGGAGTACGAGAAGATAGAGCAATCAGCCCTGGCAGAGTACGAGAAGATAGAGCAACCAGCCTCGGCGGAGTACGAGAAGATACGGCAACCAGCCTGGGCGGACTGGGCGGAGTACGAGAAGATACGGCAATCAGCCCTGGCAGAGTACGAGAAGATAGAGCAACCAGCCTCGGCGGAGAAGGAGAAGATAGAGCAATCAGCCCTGGCAGAGTACGAGAAGATAGAGCAACCAGCCTGGGCGGAGAAGGAGAAGATACGGCAATCAGCCCTGGCAGAGTACGAGAAGATAGAGCAACCAGCCTTTTGGGATTTGTTTACTATGCCTGAAAATCGTGCTAAAGCGTGGAGATAATACTGTAGATGAAGGGATACTTACGATTACCTATTATATATAAAGGAGAGCCTGATGCCGAAACTGCAGACAAACCGGCAGCGTAAAATAAGATACGATACCATCGCCCGGGCCGAAGGCGAGAGATGCATTGTCTGCTGGATGGAAGACCGGATCCGGCGCGGGCCACCCCGGAAAAAGCTCATCGTCGAGCATGCCGACAACGACCAATCCAACTGGGCATGGAGCAACATTCACCTCGTTTGTTACTCTCACAACAAAAAAATGGAGCAATTAACAATTGAGGCGAAGAAAACCCTCTTACGAGGGTACAGTGACCACTTAGAGAGAGAGAGAGAGCGAGCGGGTCTTCCGACATGGGCAACCGTCCTCAAAGATACGATTCCCTATGAATCAGGCAGCCCGGAGATGCAGGCCCACAAACGGTACTTCCCCCTGTGGAAGAAGTATGTCCGGATGAAATTAACGGAATATGGCTCCTACGAAAAAAGGGCGCTTGTCAGGGCAGCCGGGAAGTTCGCCGGGTGCAGCCTTCAGACATCCCGAAATTACATGGAACTCAATACCTCGGAAGAAGAAGGACCCTTTAAAGAAGGATTCGACGACGACGGCAGCACTATAATCACCTTCCTCGATCCGCCGGTGCCCGCCGAGAGAAAGGAGGCCCGCCTATGCCTTACTGCACCCTTTGTAAAACCAAATACCGCGACTGGCTCAAACACATCGGTTCCAAAGAGCACCGGCGCAATCGAGCCGCCCCCCGGCGGGGAATCGTTAAAGAAGACGAAGCCCATCCGCCGCGGCGACCCTGCCCGCTCCACTATGGCCGTGACCCAGGATAGTGGTGGCGACCAAGCGCCTGGGGAAAAGGCGGGGACTGGCTCTGCAGGGAATGCCACCCGCCGCCGGAAGGAGGATAGATGATGGCCGAAATTTTAATTCGAGGTGGAATAGTCATGCTTCTTGGTATTATCATCTTGGCATTTAAGGAGCTACCTGATGCCTGAGAAGCCCGTACATGTTAAAATGACAGCGGACGAAGTCCTGGATTTCGTGGAAAAGGTCGAGCACGTTTTGACCGCCGGCCACGGGGAGATAATCGTACAGGTCGCCGACCATAATATCGTCCATTGCAACCAGAAGGCACAATGGAGCTTCGGAAGTAGGAGAAAGAAATGATAAAACTCGTTGTTAGAAGATATTACCAGGATATTGAAATTCAATGTATTTCGATTAAAGATGCCGTTGAAAGTGCACTAAATGATTTAGAATCCGGGGAAGCGTTCCCATCCTACATTGAAATGGATGGCAGACGAATCTGGGAATTGCCAGAAGATTATTCACCATTAGGTGATTATAACATCGAAAAAGCCCTCGGAGAGTTAAAGAAAGGATAGACTAATCGAATAAGCTGACCTGGCCCGGAGTGGTTCGACAGGCTCACCATGACCGGGTGCTGTAAAGCGACAGGAGGCGTCATTTCAGGGAGAAATCCCGGAGGTGCGCCTTTTTTATTTACATAATGAAGAAAAGATAACAAAAAAGGATACGGTGACCACTTTAGAGAGAGAGAGAGAGAAAGAACGGATGTTCTGGGAGTCGTGTTAAATGACCGAATTATTCTGGCTTATTGACCCTGAGGCTCGGGCGAAGCTCATGCAGTTCCAGTACGAGCTGTATAAGAAAAAGCTCGATATGGCCGACAGGAAAGCGCCCTGGGAGGAAGAGCCGCCATTGCCGGAGGTTCCCGTTCGTACCGATATGGACGAAGAGGAAATGGGGGAGTTCATAAAGCAACCCCCCAGCCACCAAGAGAAGGTGAAATAGTGCTCCGCTATTATCTCAAAGACCCAACCACCAGCGAAGAATATCTCGCCTGGGTAGCCCCCGGCGCTGTCCGCTATGACGCCCGGGACCTCGACCTGTTATTGCCCTGGCTCCATGAGATGCGTGAAGGCGCCTATCCGGTCGAGCCCAGTGGGGGATATATCGAAGGCACACGCGCCGGCAGAAGCTCGAAGGCTTATTACGAAGCCGCCTGTCAGGTCGCCGAGAGGATAGATAGCCGGCTCTCCCGGACCGGCCTCGACCGCGAGTTGGTCGAAAAGCACTACTGCCAGGACTTCACCGACGGGCAAATCGCCAGCTGGTACGGGATGGATACCGAGGACGTGCGGCGTCGCATTCGCTCCGCCGTGTCATATATCGCCAGTGGTACGTGTCCCCGCTGGCTGGACTGCATCGACTGCCCGGAACATGAGAAGTGCCGAAACAAGAAACACCCACCCCGGAAGTTCACCAAGCAGCCCGTCGGGATAAACTACCGGCAATGGGTCGGTCACCGGCGATATAAAGCTAGAACATCGCATTTGCCGTCAAACACTTGACAAACCACGCTCAACGGCTGTAAACTGAGATTGTATTGGGTAAAAGTGTCACTGATAAAGCCTTTCTACTTTCATTAGCAGGGGAATTTGAACCCCGGAAATTGCCTGGAGATACCATCAGTTTATGGAGGCTCGTATCCCGGGCTTTATTATTAAGAGCCGAGGGATATTGCCAGCTTTGCGGTAGGAAAAGTCCCAAGGCGGCAGTTCACCACAAAGACGGCTGTGGATTAAATAATAGCTTTTACAATTTGATAGTCTTATGCCCATCGTGTCATAGGAGTCTACACACCGAAAAATATTCTCCGAATGATATCCCCCCAGTGGTTAGCTCACCCATGACGGGGAAATCGGTCAAACAACCTACTCATCAACACCACGGTCATTGACAAGATTAGAATGACATAATGCGCCCCGGAGGTTCCGGGGCTTTTTTTATTGGTGGACATCGCGGGTAGGACAAAGTGGTTATATGGCATATAGATACAAGAGATTAAAACGAGATGGAAAATGTATTGACGAACACCGTTATATCTGGGAATTAACCAATGGCCCAATACCTGATGGTTTCGAAATTCACCATCGTAATCTTAACAAGCTGGATAATGATATAAGCAACTTAGAATTGCGTGAAATTTCAGCCCATCGCAGATATCATAGACTAAAGGGGCATATGTGCTCAATAGAAGGATGTAATCAGCCACACGAATCCAACGGATATTGCAAGAGGTAAGTATCCCCTCACAACCCGTAGAATAGTCACAAAACCATGTTAGAATTAGAGAAAAAGGGGGAGAATACAATGGGACGAAAAAAGGAATTGACTGAAAAGGATTTTGAAAAGCTACTCACGAAAGCCTCCCAGCCGGTGGAACGGCAAGAGCAAGCATCCGATTCATCATCAAATCAAACATCGGAGTCTCCGACTTCCGGTGATTATAACGGAACTGATACTCATTTAGATAGGTCTGAAGATATTTAGGGGATACGGCATGATAAACACCATTGATGCCACGCTTGACCAGCGACCAGAAGCCCTCCACGGTATTGACGTGGTTAAGCCCTTCGGCGTAAATCCCCTTGCCATGCTGGACAACACCATGAGAATATCCGAGTTTCCGAACGTAATTGTAGGTGGCAAATTCATCGGTATGGATGGTGTTTTCAGTCGAGCGTGGAACGTTATTCCAGATGATAGGCATTATAGTGCGAGCCTTAACGTCCTTAGTGACCGTAGCGTTCACTTGCCCTTGCTCACGATGGATGAGCCCGACAACGGGCGTCTTACCCTCTGCACCACGCCCAGGTGTGCCGGAGTGCTTGCCGCCGATATAAGTCTCATCTACCTCAATGTGACCGTTCATAGACTTGACCCTCTCATCCATGAGGCTACGTATCTGCTTAAACATTCGCCACGCCGTCTTATAGGTCACTCCGAGTTCTCGCTCAAGTTGCTTGGCAGAGATACCGCAACGGGTAGCAGACATCAGGAACATGGCATAAAACCACGACCTAAGCGGAGTCGGCGATTTGTGGAATATCGTTCCGGCTGTGGGGTAAATCTGATTAGCGCAGAACTCGCAAGCGTAGGCCTTCCGGCCTGTCTTTCGATAGTATTTGGTTATCTTTTTACAGACAGGGCAAGGAACTCCGTCAGGATAGCGACCCTCGAATATCCGGTCAAGGCAAGTATCATCATCAGGATACTTTTCGTTAAACTCTTTTATCGTGTATTTGGCGGTTTTAGTGGTCATATTAATCTCCAATTTAGTGAATTATTGCTTGACTGTGACACTTCGCACAGACAAGATAATGGCCTAATCGCCCTACGCACTCCCAAACTTCGGCGGTGGGAAGGTAATCTCCACACCAATCGCATTTCGTTAAACCTCCTTTTGGTTTCGGGAAGTCAAGGTCAACGGGTAGGCGGTGAAGTACAGGGAAACTGCTATTGTTCGTGGCTAAATAACTGTTATTCATTTAACTCCTTTCCATTCTGCGTTGTTCGGATGCGCAGCCCCCGAATATTTTATAGAGGGAACGGCTCAAATTCTTCTCTCAAGTCACTGGCCGTAGCAATTATATTGCGCAACCTTGATATTTGCTCTGTGTTTATACCTGTTTCGTTATTCATGCTCTCGACTTTTTTAAAGCAATCCCACTGGTATTTAGTTAGGGCTTCGTTTATTACTATCAACTCTCCTTTCGTGAAATATTCCTTCATTGCTGCCATTCTTGCCTCTTTGTTGAACTCTCCTGTAGTCATTTCCTTCCTCCTTAACTTTGATACCTTAATTATAAACTATTATATACGGGTTGTCAAGGGATATACTAGGCACAAGTATAAAGATTTCATAAAGATTACGGGTTATGAAGGGATACTTACCTTGCAAGAAACATTATTACCGCTGGAAAAGAACTGGTGACCCATTGGGCTTGAAGGGACATAGTAGCACGAATCCTCACTGCATCATATAACTCAGCACCCGCAACCACAATTATTTCCTGAGAAATAAATCCCATGAAGCCTTGCATCCAACGCCAACCGCCGGGGGATATCTGCCCCCAGCCTGGCAACTGCCTGA